GCCAGCCGCTGTTGGCTTTGTTCACAACCTCGAAGTTGCTCACGTAAACAGTCTCACAAGCGCCATTGCCGCGATCGGTCCGAGTGATGCTCGTACCGCGTGAGAAACCGTTGCCGAGGTTCGAGTAGCTGGCTAGGTAACCACGAAAGCGGATCTGGTCGCCCGGCTCAGCCTCCATGATCTGCCGCTTTACATAGTCTTTGTCCGCCAGTAAATGGTTGTTTGAGAGCTGATGGCTATTGAATCGGGCACCCGTGGCGAAGTCTGGCCAGCGCGCCCAACAAGTCCAGGTGGTGTTGCTGAAATTAAACCTGATGCAATCGCAACTTATGTAGGAGACAAACTAGGTATTCCTTCTGAGTTAAGAACTTCACCTGAAGAGAAACAAAAGATTCAACAACAAACAATGGAAATGTTAAAAGCACAGTCAACACAAATTATGCAAGGTGCTGCTAATGTTCCTGATCAAGCTCCTCAAGGAGCAGTGCAAGAACCGGTAGAGGCAATCGAAGAACAACTTAAATAATGACACAAGGCTGGGAAGGATTACGAGTTTTAGACAATCCGTCTAAAAACGAAACGAAGAATAAGCAAGTCGAAATCGACAAAGCTTTCGCAAGAACTTTCGAAACCGAAGAAGGAAAAAAAGTTTTAGAATTTTTAATTCACAAAACTTTAAATCAACCGACTTGGGTTCCGGGTGGAGATCACTCTTTTGGATATGTGAGAGAAGGTCAGAATAGTGTTATACGGGAAATACAACAAAGAATAGAAAGGGCAAAACAATGATCGAAGAAAAGCTACATGAAGAAGGCCTAATGGCCAATGCTGATGCACAAATGCAAGAAGCACCTAATCCAGAAGAAACAGTCGTTCCTCACTTAGAGGGAGACAACAAAGAACAAACTGTCGAAGAGGCAAAAGCAGCAGAGGCAGCAGCCATTTTAGAAAAACCAGAATATTTAGAAGATAAATTTTGGGATGAAAAATCAGGTGTAAAGATTGAAGAACTCAACAACTCTTATAAAGAGCTACAAAAGAAATTTTCTATGGGAGAACACAAAGCACCCAAGGAATATGATTTATCATCTTTAGATGGTATTGATATTGAAAATGATGAACTAGCTCAATATTTTATGGATTGGGCAAAAGAGAATAAACCAACACAAGCAGCATTCGATAATCTTGTTGGTAAGTTCAAAGAGTTATCAATGGCTCAAGAACAAGCAGACACTATTAATGTTGAGGTAGAAACCAAAGCTTTAGGTCCTAATGCCGATCAAATCATTAATGGTATCAAACAATGGGGCCAAGGTCTAGTCTCTAAAGGAGTATGGTCCGATGATGATTTTGAAGAGTTTAAAGTATTTGCAGCTACAGCTAATGGTATTAATGCTCTTAATAAAATCAGAAAATACTATGGTGAACAAACAATTCCTACTGCACCCGCAGATGTAGATGGCACTGTAAGTCAACAAGAACTTTACGAGATGGTGGCAGATCCTAAATATAAATCAGATCCTACCTTCCGTAGAAAAGTTGAAGAGCAGTTTGCTAGAGCTTTCCCCGGTAGAGTAAGTAACGAATATTAAAATAGATATTGTAAAACTATTTATTTTATACTATCTTCGGAATTGAAGATAACCTTTATGGCCTTCTGGCTGGTGGGCAACTACACCAATTTTTTGTCAGCCGGGCTTACCCGACAACTGCAATAACTAAATTAATTGTGTAAACAAAGGAGATAACAATGGCACAATCTATAACTAATGCTTTTGTAACTTTGTTTGATGCCGAGGTAAAACAAGCATACCAAGGAGAAAGTTCAATCCTAGGATGTGTAAGGCTAAGACAAGGTGTACAAGGCAACACTTACAAATTCCCAAAATTGGGAAAAGGTAGTGCTACTGCTCGTATCCCTCAGACAGATGTAACACCATTAAACGTTACTTATTCACAAGTAACTGCTACAATGAATGATTACAATGCTGCTGAGTACTCAGACATTTTTCATCAAGCAAAAGTAAACTTTGATGAGAGACAAGAGCTCGTGCAAGTAGTATCAAAAGCAATCGGAAGAAGAATGGATCAACTCATCATTGATGCGTTAGATGCAGCATCTTCTCCATCAACAGTGGCTAAAACAGTCGTAACTTCAGGATCAGCAACAGCTTCTAACTTAAACGTTGGTAAGCTTATTGCTGCTAAAAAAGCTCTAGACGCTAACAACGTTCCGTTTGATGACAGACATATCGTTGTTCATGCTAACTCATTATCTGGTTTATTAGGTGATGAAAGAGCAATTTCTGGAGACTATGCTTCTGTAAAAGCTCTAGTATCAGGTGAGATCAACACATTCTTAGGATTCAAGTTCTATGTACTTGGAGACAGAGATGAAGGTGGCTTACCATTATCAACAAATGACAGAACAGTTTTTGCATTCCACAGATCAGCTATCGGTATGGCAGTAAACATGAATCAGAAAACTGAGATCAACTATGTTCCTGAGAAAACTTCTTTCTTAGTAAACTCTATGTTCTCAGCTGGTTCAGTTGCTATCGATGATGAAGGTATTGTAAAAATTACCTGTGACGAAAGCTAAGAGAGGAGATAATTATGGCGTTTGATAAAACAAAACTTCAACCTATCGGTGGTCAAGCAAAAGCTGGTAATGCTCCTCAAATGTGGAGTTACACAGCTCCTGATGCAGATGCAATCGCAGCTATTATAGCTTCTGGGTATTTTAATAATGCTTCAGATTTATTAAAAGTTGGCGATCTCATCTACGTTTGGGATAGCTCTGTACCAACAGCAAGTCTTATTGTTGTTAATTCGAATGCTTCTGGTGTCGTAGACACAACAGATGCAACAGCATTAACAGTAACAGACGGATCATAATAACTATAATGGGGAGGCCCTTCGGGGCCTCTTCCTTTAAGGAGTTAAAATGGCTAGTGGCGATACAAACATCTCGATCTGTAATCAAGCATTACAATTATTAGGTTCAGATACAATCTCATCTTTTACAGATGATTCTAATGATGCAGCTTCAATCTGTAACAATATGTACGACACAATCAAAAGGCAAACATTGGCCATGTATCCTTGGTCCTTTGCATTAAAAAAAATACAACTAGCAAGATCCTCAACTACTCCTATTAATGAATGGAGCTATCAATACGATTTACCTGCGAATGCAGTGGCAGCTTCTCCTTTACAAGTTTACAATTCTAGTTCAACTAGAGTATTACCAATTCAAAATTATGAAATTATCTATACTGCTTCAGGACCAGCAATAGCAACCAATGAAGAAAATATTTATATTGATTATGTTACTTCTGATTTATCGGAAGGTTTAATGCCTTCTTATTTTGTCCAATTATTAGTTTATATGATTGCATGGCACTTAGCAGAGCCAGTGACTGATCAAATTACAAAAGCAGATTATTGGAAAAAAGTAGCAGTGGGTACAGAGATCGAAAATGGTAGGGGTGGGTATTTTCGTCAAGCGAGTAACGTAGATGGTAGAGGGAAACCTAATTATGCCATTGTTGATTTTCCATTAACCGATGTTAGAAATTAATGAGCAGAGCAGTTACACTACAAAGCAATTTTACAACAGGTGAAATTGATCCGTTATTAAAATCACGTATTGATATTAATCAGTATTACAATGGTCTTGACAAAGCACGAAATGTTTTAATTCAACCACAAGGTGGTGTAGTCCGTAGACCGGGATTAGAATATGTGGATACAATTCCTTCCGCTGCTAGTCCAAGTAATGGTATCAAGTTAGTACCATTTGAATTTTCCACAACTCAAAGTTATATGCTGTTATTTGTGAATAACAGAATGTATGTTTACAAAGATAAAGAATTAGTAACGAATATTAACGGATCAGGTAATGATTATCTTACCACTACGATTGCTAGTTCTTATTTAGCGAATATGGATTATGCACAATCTGCGGATACATTAATTGTTGTGCATGAAGATATGGCCCCTAAAAGTATTGTTCGAGGAGCTAGTCATAGTACTTGGACTATTAGTGATATTAGTTTTGAATACATTCCTCAATACGCATTTACCATTACTACTCGAGCACCTTCTCATACTTTAACACCCAGTGAAGTAGATGGGAATATTACCTTAACAGGCGGTGGTGGAGCTTTCTTAACTACAGATGTTGGTCAATATATAGAAGCGAATGATGGACTAGGGAGAGCAAGAATAACTCGATTTGTTTCTTCAAGTGAAGTTGAAGCGATTGTTCAAATACCTTTTTTTAATACTGATGCGATTGCTGCGGGTTCTTGGTATATTGAATTAGGTTATGAAGATGCTTGGAGCTCATCTGTAGGATGGCCTCGTACAGTTACATTTCACCAAGGTAGATTATATTTTGGTGGATCAAAATCTAGACCAAATACTTTATTTGCTTCTCGTGTTGCAAGATACTTTGATTTCAATCCGGGAGAAACGTTAGATGATGATGCGATTGAAGTTACTTTAGCAACCGATAGTGTTAATGCTATTACAGGAATGTTTGCTGGTAGAGATTTACAAATATTTACAAAAGGTGGTGAGTTCTTTTTATCACAAGCATCACTAGATCCGATTACACCTAATAATATTGTGGTGAGTACAGCAACCAGACGAGGATCAAAAGAAGGAATAAAACCGATTGGTGCAGAAAGTGGAACATTATTTATACAGCGATCTGGTAAAGCATTACGAGAGTTTTTATTTTCAGATGTAGAACTATCTTATATTTCTAATAATATTTCTTTGTTATCATCTCACTTGATTAAAGAGCCTTCCGATTTAGCATTACGTAAAGCTACCTCTACTGATGATGGTGACTTACTCATGATTGTAAATGAAACAGATGGATCTCTAGCGATGTATTCTATCTTACGAGGTCAAAATGTGATTGCACCTTCTTTAGCTACTACTGATGGTGAATTTGTTAAAGTCGCAGTAGACGTTGATGTAATTTATTTTGTTATTAAAAGAAATATTAATGGTTCAGATGTTTATTATGTTGAGACCTTTAATGATGATAATACCACAGATAGTAATGTATTATTGTTTGGTGCTAGTTTACCCGGAACAACAAGTGTTACTGGATTAGATCATTTAGAAGGAGAAACAGTCAAAGTGATTGTTGATGATGCGATGCAAAATGATAAAACAGTATCTTCAGGTGGAATAACTTTAGATAGTGTACCTACTGCTTATGTAGAGATAGGATTAAATTATACACCCCAAGTTAAGACATTACCGGTAGAATTAAAATTACCTAGTGGTAATATTATGGCACAAAAGAAACGAATTGTAGAGGCAACAACAAATTTGTATTTAACACAAAATTTAACATTAAATAGTAAAGATTTTCAATTTACTGCTGCTGATTTCTTTACAGGAAAGAAACGTAGAAAACCCATACTAGGTTATGATAGAGATGGACAGTTAGAATTTGGTCAATCACAACCATTATTCTTTACATTGTTAGGAGTAGAATTTAAAGTGAGTGTAGGTCAATAATGGCAAGTCCTTGGGCAATTTTAGCTGTACTCGGAGCTACTGGTAAAGCATACGCAGCCTATTATGAAGGTATGACTAAGAAAGCCTATTATGATGCACAAGCAGATTTAGCTGTTCTTAAATATAAATCTAAAAGAATTGAAGCAAAAGAAGCGGGTGTTGCAGCTTTAGAAGAAACAAACCGGGCATTATCTACCTTAATAGCCAAAGGAGCTGCGGGGGGTGTTTTACCCGATGAAGGATCTATCTTAGTTGCTCAAAATGTATCATTACGATCAGGTGTAGAAGATTATAACATCGCTGCGATCAATCAAGAACTAGCACAAAATCTTGGTGTGATTGAATTTAATAATTTAAAACAAGCTGGTAAGGTAGCAAAACAAATGGGTACAATGAGTGCAATCTTTGGATTTGCAACTGATATAGGAACACTAGCTTCAACAGGAACATTTGAATCAGGAAAAGCATAATGGCAAAAGAACGTAAACCATATACCGGAGGACTAGTTAGACCGATGGGGATACCTAGTGTATCCTTTGCACAATTCCAAGAAC